GACGAAGTCTCGTCCTGGCGTCTTGATCGCGATCCGTCTGTCTGCGAGCGCTTTGATCACCACTGTGCCGATGTGGGCCTTGTGCGCCTCGGCCTCTTCACCGGGCTCGAGCGGCCAGTGGAACGGCCCCTCGCGGCTTGCCTCGGCGCGCTTCTCTTCGTGCTCGTCGAGTCGCTCGCGCGCATCGTCCATCTCTTCGACATCGACGGGAGCGGGGACCGGAACCACGAGCTGCTTTGCGGTGAGGAGCGGATCTCCGAAATTGTAATCCTCGCGCGATCGCCGAGGCTCGAAGGGTTCGCGTTGAATCGTGAGCACTGGGTGGCCGATCGCGTGCCCAGGCGGTTTGCGCAGATCTGCACCGAAGATCATGTTAGGGCCGCCAGAGCCCGCGGTGACGTTCCGATGTCCCATGATCGAAGTCGAGGCGCCTTGCTCAGGCGTGAGCGCCTTTTGGATCGGGATGACGAAGCGCGGTCCTGACGGAGGCGTTCCGAGTGCTCCGATATATTCGGACTTGCGGAGATCATCCTCGAGCTCCATCGCGCGCTCGACGTCCTCTTCGTCTTCGTAGACCTCGCCCAACTCGCCGTCGGGGACCATTTCGCCGTTGTCATTGAAGCCCCAACCAGATGGCATGTAGAACAGTTCGCATCTACAATGTGCGTGAACTCCACCGATCACGGCTTTCCATTCTGCCGCTTTGCGACCGACATTTGTGCCGTTCTGCTGAAGCGTTGAGAGCCTGAAGATGCGAGGCTGGCCGTCGCTTCCAATGTGCAATTTCAGGCAGTGACGACACGCATCGGGCGCGGGCCTTTTGAAGACCAGCTGATCACTGCCATGTCGCGCCTGAATCGCCGCCGCTTGGCCGAGCTGCCGCGCATTGTGAAGCTCAGTATTCGCAACCCGCGTCCAATCCCGATTCCACTCATCGTGCTGCTTGCCGAGCGTGCTCTTGAGTTGCTGGATCGTTTGCCGGCGCTCGAGCGCTGTCGCGACGTGATCCCGCACAGCGTCTTGCTGTTCGGCAACCGTGAGGACTCGGCCAGTGCTCGTCTCAACGCGAGCTGAGAGATTGCGGATGTGCTCAGCGGCGGTCTGCCTGGCCGCGTCGATCGCGCGTCGCTCATGCGAGGTCATCGGGATCGCCCGATCGGCAGCTCGGCGCTCGAGCTCCGGGATGGAGATTTGATCGCGGGAGGCCTCATTCAAGAGTCCGGTGACCTGTCCCTCGAGATACGCGTCCGTGACCGTTGACCTCGTCTCTGGGAGCCGACCTTGGATACTCGCCAGTTCGTCCTCAGAGAGGACGTCCGGACCAACGACGGTGGCGATCACTGCGGTGTGAACGCGTCGGATGATCTCACGGATGCGAGCGCGTTGTGCGGCGGAGAGGAGCACCGCCGTCCGTTATAGCTGGAGGGACGGTCAGTGGCTACGCCGCGATGACAGGCGTGATCGTCTCTCGCGTTTTCTTCGGGAGGGCTGCGACCCAGTCAGGATGTGCTTTGGCTGCGACATGTTTTACTCCTCAATCGCCGGCAAGCCGGCCAACTCACGATTCAGATCGCGAAACCGGTCAACCGCGGTCTCGTCTCGTCCATCGATCCACCATTTTGCAGCGGCCTGAGACTCGGCCTCGGTCCGCATTTGAGCGAGCGTCTGACGGTGAAACGTCGCCTCGTGCGCAGTTTCCACACCAAACCGCTCGTCAGCACGGGACTCGAGCATCGCGATCTGAGCCATGTATTCGGCGCGGATTTTCTCGGCCCAAGCGATCTGTTTCGGTGTCCCGCTGATCGTTGTCGTCTTGCTCTCCACCATCTTGACCTCCGGATCTACCGTAGCTCCGGATGCATGATGCGTCAAGTCAGTTTTTACTTCTGACCACGTTCCGTCGGGCTGTTTTTGGTGTGCTGATGAACGGTGCCTGGCGGAACCTCGGCTTTGAACATGGACCCCTGCGCTTCGGGTTCTTGATGCTTGCCCGCATGCGCGACCGCCCGATCAAACACTTCTGCGGGCGTCACTGGCTCTCCAAACAGCACGCGTTGGCCCTCCGGATTCTGCTCGGCGAGCTTCGCGTAGGTTTTGAACACAGCAGACATCTGCTTCGGGCCGCCATGATAGATGAGCACCTTCAACATCGCCTTTGCACGCGCGTCGGTGAGCACAGGGTGATCGCCGCCCATGCCTGGAAGCTGACGGAGGTTGTCGAGCACCGCCTCGAAGTCACGCGTGCTCGTCTTCGCGTCGGGCATCTTTATCGCACCGGTGTCCGCGAGGTGCGAGATATCTGCGAGCGCATCGAGCGCGGTTCGCAGCTCGTTACGCACAGCGTATCCCGCGCCGTGCGCTTCGGCCTGCACCATGAATGGGATCGCACGCGCGACCGAAGAAACTGTTGACGGCCTGGTCTCGCTGAGGACGTCGGCGCTCTCGACAATGCGGCCCACAAGAATCCGCTCGACGAATGTCTGCCCGTCCGAATTCAGGCGCCGCGTACCTTTGGTGATGTATTGGTTCGAGTTCCGCTCATCGATGATCCCGTTATTGAAGAGCTGCGAAACAAAACCTTCCGCTCGTGGCGAACTCAGGAACTCGGACAGCGTCTCATCGTCGCGCATGCCGTGAGCCAAGGACTCGAGCGATTTATCGGTGAGTCTCCGACCCATGGCGACCTGCATCGTTCGAGGATCCATGGCCTGCGTAAAGCTTTCGTTCATCTGCCGCACCAGGAGCTGGAGGTTCTCTTTTGACTTGTCCTCAACGTCGACCTCGCGAACCAACATGGGGTGCTCGAGCGCGGCGACATCGGTCGGTTTGAACCCAAACTGGTGGGCATTGGCTTCGAGGTACGACTTGAGCTGCGCGGCCTTCTCGGGGTGATCTGTGTAGATGCGCTGCATACTCATCGTGCGGCTGTTGCCGCCGAGCACGAAGCCCTCGGTGGTGAGCATCGGAGGACCGTTCACCGCGTCCGGGTTCGTATTGATCACGAACTCAGGATTCATGCGCTGAGCGTTGCGACGAACCTTGTCCTGCTCACCTGGATCTCGGTGATACGCGCGCTCCTGGATGTTCTCGGGATAGGCGCTGTTGGGTCGGAACGACTGCGGATTGTGGCTGGGGATCGCCACACCGGCTTCGATGAGCCGGTACTGCGCGCGGATCGCCTTTGGCTGCCCGCCCTCGCCCGCGACAAAGACGGTCGTTTGCGCGCCTTCTCGCGATGACGTTGTTCGGGGTGAGATCGCGGTGACCGATGCGAAGGCCTCGCGGACTGGCTCAAGCGCCCGATCCTTGAGCCCAGGATAGGCCGTTTGGAGAAGCTGGAGCTTGGCCATCGCCGTGGCCGCCATGGCCTCCGCGAGGACGCTGGCGGCGGCTTCGGCGCCAGGATGTTCCTTCGCCCTGGCGATCGCGGCCGTGAGCTTCGCGAGTTCGCGCTCCGCGGACTTCGCCAGCTGGGCGACCTCGTGGAGGTAATCGCCGTCAGGTTCGTTCGGCCTCTGGAGCTCGATCGCGGCAGCAACATGGGGGACCGCCACCTCTCGCGCGCCCGCGAGGTTCTCTGCGCCGCGGCTGATCTCCCGATAGCTCTTCGCGATCTCGGCACCGCCAGGCACGAATACGCTGCCGATGAGGTGCGCTCGAGCATCTTCGTGCCATCCACGGCGCTCGAGCGTGAACGCGAGCATGCGCTTGGCCGCGTGTGGCGACATGCCGGCGCGATGGAATGACGCCCGGAGCTTCTCGTAGATCTCCGGGACACGCGTCTTTAGATCTGCGAGGCGTGCCCGGTCTGTCTCGCCCTGCAGCTCTCGAAGCTGCTCTGAAGAAACGTGCTTCGCTACAGCATCAAGCGCCGTCCGAGCTCGGCGCTCAGCCCACCTGAGATACTGTTCGCCGTGGGCATCGATCATCATCGAGGTCCACGCGTCAGCGCTCACCTTTTTGGCTTCGCCGGAATGCTCGTAGTGAATTGTGCCGTCGTCTTCGACCTTCGTGATTTTGAGCGTGTGCTCTTTGACGCGGATATCCTCGCCCTCACGGGCGGCTCGAGCCGACGCGCTCTCGGTGTAGTAGTAACGCCATGGACGTTTGGTGTCTCCGGTTGGCGTGCGGCGGATGTATTTGTGCGATCGCTCGGCCTTGAGCAATTCCTCTTCGTAATCGTCGAGACCTGATTTGCGGAATTCTGCGCCCGAGAATTTCTTGGCGCGGGCCAGAAGCGATTTGATTGGGAGGTCGACCTGCACCACCGGGATTTCATTGTCTGGATTCTCGAGCACAAGCGCGGCCCACCTGTGGTGACCATCAAGAAGGAACCCGTCCTTGGAAATGATCACAGGCTTCAGCAGATTTGCGCGTTCCTGCGTCTGCATTTCGCGCACCTTATCCATGTGCAATTCGGATTGCGTCGCTTTGATCTCACGCACCTTTCGGACTCCACGATGGACACCAATCCGATCATCATCGAGGCCCTTCAAGAAGTCAGGCAGCACCTTGGATGGAATTTGCGGCATGTCGATGCGCGGGATCCCGGCATTGCCTTGGAGCAACCAACCCTGTGTGACCCGATCGCGATTTGCCTCGACGTCGAACGTAACGTCCTCATGCTCAAAGCCAATGGCCTCCAGCGCATCCTCGAGCGCTGCGCCCTGAAGTGTTGCTTTTGCGTGCGCCCTACGCTTGTCGGCGGCCCGATCAACAAGGTATCTGATAAAATCAAGCCCCTTCGGGCTCGAAGCGTTCTTGATCCGCTTTTCGATGGAGCCGGTGATCTTCTGCCAGTCCTGCATGGCCTCATCGACATCGCGGCGCACGAACGCCTCACCGGATGCCTGATAGAGGTAACGCATCCGATCCATGTCATTGTCGATGTCCGAAAAGATGCCCGTCGACTGCGTCAATGGGGCGGCTTTGCCGACGTCGAAGAGGACCGGTTCACCGTCCGCACCGAGCCCGGCTTGGACCTCATCATTGAGTGCGTAGCCATGCTGATGGACCGCGATCAGCGTGTCTTGGATCTTGTCGAGCTGAGGCCTCGTCCACTTATCCGGGATCTCAACATACGGCTTGATCTGAAAGCCCTTGTCTCCGTGCAGCACAAACTCTGAGCGCTGGATGCCGCGGACACCATGCGTTGCGAGATCGTTGCCGACCGCCACCTGCTGACGCAGCATGTCCGCTGCGGCCTCTGGTGTTCTGTGGCCCGGGTTTTCTGGCTGGTAGGGGACCGTTGTAGAGACCTTGACGACCATGTCTCCGACGCGAAACGCAAGGCCGTCATCGCCCTTGCCGAGAAACTCCGCTTTACCGGACGAGACCGCGTCCACGTACTTGTTGCCAGAATTCGGCGGCACATCCACGACACCGGCAAGGTCGTTTACGAAATGCTTGACGGAGGCTTTTGGCATCGTCGGGCCGTAATCGGAATCTTTGTGCCGCGACAATGTCACCTCAGCGCCGTGGTCTCTGATCACGCGATATGTGACTTCCCGCTCGGTGCCGCCGAGCTTCGGGTGCGGACGCACGACATACGATGATGGTGGCGGTGGTGCCGTCTCGCGCTCGGTCGCAGCGCCGGGCTTGCTGTGTTGCGCTACCGGCTTCCATCTCCCGTCTGGGTGCTTCTGCATGTGTCGCCCATCGGACCAGGTGTGCACGGTGCCCACCGCGGCGCCGGCGGCTTTTTCGATCTCTTTGAGCTTCGTGTAATACTTCGGGTCCTCCGCGAGGTGGTCGAGTGCGATCTCCTGGGCCAATGCACGATCTTTGGTGTGCTCGAGCTCGTGCTTTATGCCCTCGGCGAGCTGCCTGGCGTCGACGTCCTCAGGCTTGAGTTTGTCGCCCTTTCCGCCAGGCAGCCGATCGGCCTTCTCAACGATCTCGTGGCGCTCATCGAGCACGTCGGAGATCTCACGCTGCATGGCTTGGAGGCTCTCGCGATAAACGCGCGAGGTTTCATCGATGAGACGCTGGAGGAGTGGATCTCGAGGCTGCGGATCTGCCTCTTCGGCTTTCTCCAAAAGCTCGAGCACGGCTTCGGCGTCGGCGCTCAGCGGCGCGAGCTTCTCCGCGAGGCTCTTGAGAAGTGGAGTGGCTTTCTCGGGCAGCTCTCGTGGATCTCCGTCGATCCGCAGCTCCATTACGGCGTGACGTCTCCCCAGACGGCATATGTGACGTGGAGGTTTTCGGTGGTCGACGTGTTGATGATCGTGAAGTCGGTAAGGGCCTGCTCTTTGAATAGCGTTGTCTCGCGGCCCGTGGAATCATCTGCGAGCGGCGCGGAAAAGACTTCGACACCACCATTCATCCGATAGCTGAAGTTGTTGTCGGCAAGGATATAGATGCCCCGCACAGCCGTGACGTCTCCGAACGGGATGTCTTCTTCTGCGGTGCCGCCACCGTTGAACTCGATCGTCATGTGCCCAGAATTCGCGTGCTCAAAGGCGTCGATGATTTGTTCGGCAAGCGCGTCATCGGTGTGGCTTTTGAAAAGGAGCTTCTTTCCGTCGGGGTCCTTGGAGATCGTCAACACGACTTTGTGGCGAATGCGGATCGGCATCTCTTCTCCTACACGCTGAACCGTATCAGCGATTTCATGGCTTCCTCTGGGCCCTCAGCTTCGGCGAACTCGTCGAGCACAGTGGCCATCATCTCTTCGTCAACGGGTCGCTCGCCGGGCGCCTTCGCCGGTCCTCCTGGTGTGTCTTCTTCCTGATTTGGCGGGGTCGGCGAACCCGGACCTGGCCCCGTGGGTCCTGGTTGTCCTGGTTGACCAGGCATCCCGCCTGGCGTCCCGCCCTGTTGCTGCATCATTGCCGCCTGTTGCTCGGCTTGTTTCGCCTGGAGCCAAACCGCGTTCAGGATGACGTCTCCGTCTTCACGCGCCTCTAGTCCTTGCTCTTGACGGATCTCGTTGATCGTGTGCGTGGTGGTGACGCGCTGCTGATTCAGCTTCGCAAGTTCATCGGGCGTTGAGGCGTTGAGGCCCATGAAGCCGAGTGAGAAATCTGGATCAATCGGCCACACGATCGCGCGATTCAATTCGTTCGCATAGAAGCGAAGGAGTGGTTTGAGGCCAACGTCTTTTGACTCGACGAGTCGCGCCTTGTTCGCGCCCTCAAACATGGACCGGCCCTCGGATGGGCCGTATTTGAAATTGATTTCGATCGGGTCCATCAAATAGAGGCTGCAGAACACCTTGAGCATGAAGTCGATATACGCGTTGTACTCCATGTCTTTATTCGAATTTTGCAGCGGAACCCACTCGACGCCGTCTTGAGCATTCAGAATTGGCAGTCGATGCGCGTTGGAAACCCCAGAAACGAGCTGATACCACATGCGCCGGAAGGCTTTGAGTTGTACCTGATTCAGCGTCCCCTTGAGGTTGAGCAGGCCTTTCTGAAGTGTGCCTTGGTGGAAGATGCTCTGGTTGTACTCGAGACCCCAGAGAAGCGATGTCACGACCGAGACACCGAGCTCGAGCTCTGAAACGCCGTAGCCGTACGATCTAATATCCGTGCTCGGGTTGCGGACACCGTAGGCCAATTCGCTCTCGGTGAACTGCTCGATCACAACGTTGTCGTAGATCTGCACGTACTTCGGTGACTCAGTGTCCGAATCATCCGGATAGGTTTTGCCGGTATCTGCGATGCGCATCGTCGAGGCGTCGACCGCATACCATTCCGCTGGAAGGCCCTTCCGGTTCGGGACGGTTTCAATGGCCCCGGCGTCGTACGTCAGGCTGTCTGCCATGTACTTGCGCGTGAACGTCTCGAAGTTCGCGCGCCCGCGATGGTTGCTCACAAAGCCAGTCTCGAGCATCGCTCGGTCCATCTTATCGATGTGCTTCTGCGCGCCGCGCGTAACTTTGGCCTTCGGATCTCGGAGCTTGTGCGTAAAGCCCATCGAGAATTGATCGCTCTGGGGTTGCGTGAACGCCGAGAGCTGGGCAAGTCGACGCTGAATGATCGCGCTCGCGATCGGTAGGCGGAACCGCATCAGCTTGATCGTCTGAAACGTGATGTTGTTGGGCTTCTCTCGGAAGCCCATCTGCTCGAGCATCGCGTATGGGTCGACGAAAAGAGACTTCGGATCCTCATCGGTGCCGAGCTCAGGCATCCGCTCTTGAGCCTTAACGATCTCGCTGGTTGCCGACGCTGGAGAGGCGATCGATGGTCCAGACTGGACCACAAATCTGGACTCGACGCGGTCTAGGACGGTGTTCGCTGCGCGACGGCCGATATTAAGCAGGCGATCGCGGATCGGCACGGACCGACAATGTCAGGAGCGGAGGACTCCGGCAAGGTCTAGCTGAAGTCCAGAATCTCTTCTTGTGGCAGTGGCTTCGGCGGCGTTGCGTCGCTCTTCGAGATGAAGCCGCCGGCGCCACAGCTCGGGCACATCGAGAGAACGACTGGACGATACTGGCCGCACGACGCGCAGACCGAGCTCTTGTGGAGCGGCGAGGAGAGATCGAACGATGGCGGATCGTGCATGAGGCCTTGCTTGGTCATGGATTTCGCAATGTGCGCGTCTTCTGCGGCCTCGGCGAAGACGATTCCGAGGTCACCGAATGTCCGCTCTCGCGGTTTCGCTGGCGCCTCGGCTTTGGCGAGCGCACTCGGTTTCTGCGCAACGCCGGCTTGTGTCTGGGGACCGAAAGAGGCTTCAGCGCGAATGGGATCGAATTGGCTCTGGCCGGAGACCTCGGACGTGTACCAACCGTCGGACTTTGTGACGCCACCGGGGCGTTGATGCGCGACCATCGGGACGCTCGGGGCGTTGTTCGTTGTGCTCGCGAGCGTGCTCTCTGGAGCCTTTGCAGCCTCGCGCTTCGACTTTTCGCCTGGGCGCTCATGGCCGACCATGGGCGCAGAACTCTCTTTCGATCCCTTGCCTTCTTCGACGTCCTCTCCGTCCATGTCGCCGTCTTCTTTTCCGTGCGCACCCGGTTTGCCTGTCGGGAGCGGTTGTCCTGATTTTTCGAGCCACTGCTCAAGGGTGCTCATGTTTCCGTGCTCCTTGTTGATGAGGCTCTTATGGAGCCCGCGGATCGCGCTTTCGGCGTTCGCTTTGTGGTCCTCCCCGGGGCGAATATCCGACCATGCGCTGCTGTCGCTTGCGTGCGACGTTCGCCACTTCACGTCCTCGGGTGACATCTTTGAAGCCGCCATGTGCGTGTGAATTTCTTCGTGGGCTGTCCCGCCGGAAGCGTCTGAGTGATGGTGTGCAGCGTTCGCATGGTCTGCGGCGGACCAGTCCTTGTGGTGCTCGTGGAACTTCTCTGGCGAGGAGTAGGCTGCGTGCTTCTTGTCGTAGATCGGCTTTCCGCTGGCAGTGTGGCTGGGTTCAGGATGGAGGTCGTGATATAGGCCACCGCTCGCACGTCTGTGTGGCGCCGGGTTTTCCTCTGCGGCATATTCGTACTTGTAGTTGCCTGGCGAACCTGTGCGACTGACGTACTTGTGGCCGTTGGATTTAATAAACTCTTCCAGGTCTTGGCTTGTCATGC